AGACATGGACTGATGTGGTTCTTCCAGGGAAGACCAGAACAATCACAGTGGGATGTGAACAACATGATATCTATGTTTCATTCGAAGGAACAGATGGAGGTTCCACAACTGGAGTCCACAAGATATTCATCAAGTCTGGTGGATACATGACAATCAGTCGTGGTCGTGGAACCAATCAGAACAGTTCCATCCAAGTTGCAACCAAGTCTTCATCCAGTGCAGAGGTCACACTAATATTCGAAGAATAACAACAATGCTAGAGGTACAAAGAACATGGCAAAAGCAACGTTTTTTCCAAGTAGGCCAAAAGAATATCCATTCTCCAATGTGGCCCAAGTTACAATCACACACAATCTGAACTACATTCCCAATGTCCAAGTGCTGATTAATGGCACTGTGGTATATGCAGAAGTAACACACACAAATTCCAATCAACTGGTGGTGAGTTTCGTAAATGCAACCACAGGAATCATTGTCATCAGATAAAGTATCAATGAACTAATCTCAACCATCCATAATGGAGTATAACCATGCAATTCCTTGCACCCACAAATGTTTTTGAAGGTGTTGTCCAGTTGAATCAGAACCCAACTGCTGACAACCATGCCGTAACCCGTTCATATCTTGAAGCCAATGCTGTTGTTGGTATTGCTTCTGATTCTGCAAACTATGCAGAACTAGTCACTGTCAATGGAGAGAAACAACTTAAGTTGAAGCCATTGACCATCACTGATGTATCTGTTGACACAACTGAAACTTCTTTGGCCAACTGGATTGCTAATAACTACAGCAATGGAGATGAAAAACAAGAAGGTGACATCATTGTTTTGACTGGTGTTTCTGGTCGTGCTGAAACTTACATTCACAATGGTGGTTCAGCTGGTACAGATGCTGACTGGACTGAGATTGAAGGACAAGATGTATCAGATGCTGAAGTTCGTGCTGCTTTGTCTGCTTCTTCTGGTATTGACTTTGATGCTGCAACTGGTGAATTCACAGCAGACCAAGGTGAAATCCGTGGTTTCTTTGCTGCTGGAACTGGATTGTCCTACAGCAGCGCCAATGGAACATTCTCTTTGAACGTTGATTCTGATGGCATTGCAGAAGGTTCTTCAAACTTGTACTTCACAGATGCCCGTGCCCGTGGTGCAATCAGTGTATCTGGAAACGGTATCACATACAACAGTTCAACTGGTGCAATCGCATTGGCTGTGGACACTGATGATGTAGTGGAACAAGCTGGAGCAACCAACTTATTCTTCACAGATGCCCGTGCTCGTGGTGCTGTGTCTGTCACTGGTGCTGGTCTGTCATACACTTCTTCAACTGGTGTATTCGAATTGACAGCTGACACTGATGATATTGCTGAAGGTGCAAATCTGTACTTCACAGATGCCCGTGCCCGTTCTGCAATCAACATCAAGTCAGTGACCAGTCCTGAAGTTCAGTTGCTCACTAAAGAAGCCAATGGTGACTTGTCTGTGGTATTGTCTGACATCTTTGCACAATTCACAGCAGGTGATGGCTTGTCATACAGTAATGGTGAATATGCATTGGATGCAACTACTGATGATGTTGCTGAAGGTGCAAACTTGTACTTCACCAATGCACGAGCGCAAGCAGCAATCACAGCTGACAGTTCAGCTGGAAACTTGGCAAGTGTTACCAATGGTCAAATCCTTGTTGACATTGATGACTTCCGAAAAGAGTTCGCACCACAGAACTTGACTGCAAATACCTTTGCTACCTTGAATCATGGTCTTGGAAAGAAGATTGTTCATGTGTCTGCATATGATTCCAGTGGAAACTTGATTCAGTTGGATGTCCAGCTGGTTGATTCCAACAATGTCAAGGTGAAGTCAGTCATCAATGTGACTGGTGCTGAAATCGTTGTTTCAATCTAACCGTTGATATTTTCCCTAAATAAAAGTTTTGTACCTCACTTTTTCCCACCCTTAACCGGGTGGGTTTTTTGTTTATGTTGCACACTCTGAAATTATGCTGTACAATATAGTCAATGACATCTTGATGTGGAAGGTTCGCAACCGTTAACAGCAGTAATCCACAACCAAACCAACCAAACCTTCAACCTCACATATTAGGTGTTTATTATGCCAATTACACAGAACAATCTGTCTGGTGATTTACGACTAGCACAGATGATTTCTCAAGAAATCCGACTTCTTTTAACCGATTCAACAAACCTCCGAAATACCCCATTCATGGACTTTGTAGGTTCAATCAATGGTATGGGTTCAGATACCATCCGAGTTCGCAAAGCTGGACTTGATGGATATGATGGATTCACAGCTTTCACTGGTGCAACCGAAGCCAATCAAGTTTCACCATCCAACTTGACTGATGGCCATGTTGATGTTGTTGTCAAAAGACAAGCTTTAGCATATGAAATCAGTGACTTGGCTGGCATGACAGCTTTGGGCCAAGGCGACATTGACCCATTCCGAATTGCTGAATCAATCTCCAAATCTTATGATGCTTTGTTTGCTGACTTGACTGGTGCCACCATTGCTGGATTCACTACAGTTAAAGGTTCAACTGGTGCAGCATTGGATGTTGACAAGTTCTTGGATGCCATTCAAGCATTGGAAGCAGCTGCATCAAACAAAGGTGCCCCAGGTCCATACGTTGCTGTATTGCATCCAAAGCAATGGGCAGACTTACAAGATGACATTGTTTCTTTGACCAATGGTATCTTGCAATTCGTTCCAGCATCGTATGAAGCAATCAGTGCTAAAGGTAGCCACTACAAAGGTCAGTTCATGGGTGTTGAAATCTACACTTCTTCACATGTGACCAATGACAGCACTGACCATCAAGGTGCTTTGTTCGCAGCTGGTGCAATTGGTTTTGCAACTGGTATGCCAACAGCTTTGGCTGGTGCTGCTGAATCCATGGAAATGGGTGAAGTGATGATTGAGATGGAACGAGAAGCTGACAAAGCTTTGACCAAGATTGTTGGTCATGCTTACTTGGGAATGTCAATCATTGACAATGACCGTGGATGCTTGTTGATTTCTGCAGTCTAATCAGATTCAATATTAAATATTATATGGGTGGTGGTCTGACTGCCACCCATCTTTTCAAATGAGGTACACACAATGAAAAATCCAATGCAACCACAACCATGGGCACCAATGGCCCAACAACAACAGAATCTGCTTCCAGTCAGACCCAATCATCCATTTTATTACAAATGGCATCCATCCAACTGGTCTTTTGTCTATCGTGATGTTGAAGTCAAGTCTGGAAAGGGAACCAAGACAGTCAAAAAGGGCTTCTTTATTCCACACTTGAGAATGGAAAGAGTTGTCCCTGGTGTGAATGGTATTCATCAGATATCTGGTGAAATTGGCAATCCGGGTTCCAGAATAGGTAAGTTGCAACAAGATGGATGGGTCTATCTTGACCCACAAAAATACGATTATATGCATGTTTATCAAGTACGTGGTGGAAGATACCATGTTCCAAAGTGGATGAACATTCGAGTGGTGGCCAATCGACTGATTGAGAAGATGGACACCGATGGATTCCATGACTGGTCTGTCAATATGTTACGTTCCAACATGCTTGGCAATCCAGAACCCCACTTCTGGGAACTGGCTGCACTGGACAAGAACAGTGGCCGGATGAAAGAAGCACTGATAAAACAGCAACACGTTCCAGAGAAAAGACAACAACTTGATGAACTGAACCAAGTGGTCAAAGACATGAATGACTTCATTCAAGAATACGAGACCATTGGAATGGCCATCTATGAAGGATTCATAAAATGAGTAATTCAACACCCTATGCACCCCAGATTAAAGTTCCAGAACTGTTGGAACGTGGAAAGACCCAACTGACCACACTTCCAATATATCGAGATGGTGTCTTGATGGTTCCAACAGATGTCAAGTACAGTTTGATAGCACCCAATGGAGACAAGATTGTGGATGAAGCAGCCGGAACATATCCCGGTAACATTCCACAATACACACACAGTTCATCCAACTTGGCTGAAACATTGGAACTGGGTGAAGGGTACTTGCAAGAATGGGAAATACAATTGACTGGTGGGGTGTTCAACTTTCGCCGTAATGCAGCATTGGTGAAAAGAAGATTATACCCGGTTGTCTCAGATGGTGACCTAACATCTACTTATTCCCAACTAGCTGATATTCGCCCCAGCAACCTGACATCCTACCAGTCTTATATTGATGAAGCATGGTTCACAATCATTCAGAGAATGAGAACAGAAGGTGGTGGTCTGGAATATCTTGTGATGAGTCCAGAAGCCTTCAGAACTGCACACCAGAACTTGTCATTGTATTACATCTTCAGAGACTTCCACAGCAGTCTTGGACAATCCAATGGAAGATATCTGGACTTGGCAAGTGAACACTTCAGACAGTACACACATGACTGGAAGCAAATCAACTTTGTGTATGACTATGACCATGATGGCCAGAGTGACCAGCCCAATAATCGACAAGCCAAGAATCCTGTGATATTCTTGAATCAACCGGGTCGGTATGGAACATTCAGAAGCTCGAGAAGAAGAAGATGAAATTCAGTGCAATCAGAGCAGCAATCGCTGCCAAAGTGGATGGATTGACAGGATTCAAGGAATCCAAACACAGTCCAGACTACTTTGGAAGAACTGAGAACACGGTTGCACATCTTGCTTTTGGTGTCCAGTTGGCATCCAGTACAGCTGTTGATGAAAGACAAAGAAGGGCGGTGGGTGTTTATGTCAATACTCCAGTCCGGGTTCTGTTTGCATATCGGTTGAGACCATTGGACATATACCCAACAGATTATGACAATGCACTGGATGCAGAAGAGAATGTCATCAATGCCATCTTATCAGCATACACGACACCCAACAATGGATTCACTGTTCGATACAACAGTTCAACCAGAGAAGTGACAGACTCTCAAGAATACTGTATAATCAGTATAGAATTTACCGCCCTACACACAATCTAAATGGAGGCCACCAATGGCTTATTCAGTAATCCCCAAAACAAAACGAGATGGCAAGATTGAATTGCTCGATGGCACTGGTGTTCCAGTGACTTTGGAAGTTGCATATGAAGATGGAAACTTTGCATTCAGTCAACCACAACAATTCAGTGAACTGGTTGTCATGGACCGTGGAAACTTCGCTGCAATTCGCAAACAAGATGAACAAGCTGTGACTGGTTCATTCACATTCCACTTCCGACAATTCACAGATGGTTCAGAAGCTGGTTCAGTACGTGACTTCATCCAACAGTCTGGAAACTATTCTGGAAACACTTCAACTGGTACAACTGGCACACCATATGTGGAACACTACTGTGTTGACATCAAGTACACTGCAGAAGGAACAGACTTTGGTGATGATGCAGACCACACAGTCACATTGTCCAAATGTGTTTGCACTTTGGACTTCAGTGAAGGTGACCCATCATCATTCACATTGAACTTCACTTGCTATGGTGGTGCAACAGTCACAGGACCTGCATAATCGAGTGATTAAAATTTCAAAAAAGTTTGGACTGCCTGCATGGTGGTCCAACTTTTATCAAATAAGAGGTACACACAATGAAAGTAAATTTGAAGAAACTTGGTGAACATGACATCCAGCTTCCAAACAGCATTGCAGTCTGTTTGGACTTTGTTGCAATCTGGGGTTCAGAACCCAACAGAGCACAACTTGGAAGACTGTGTGCAGCTGCCATTGCTGTTGCAGTTGACCATGCAAAATGCCTTCCAGCCTATCCAGTCCACAGTGGTGACCCAATCCAGTTTGGATTCAAGGTCATGGAACGATTGTTGGAAGCTGGAATGACACCGGGTTCCATCTATGAACAAGGAACAACCATCTTGGTGGAGATGATGAAGACAATCCCCACAGAACAAGATGTGGAAGACACTGCAAATTTTTCATAGGTCGGTCCGGTTCTTTTGACTTGATGGCCATGCGGATTGCAATGCGTTGGAACCAACATCCAGATTGGTTCCACACATTGGACCAACCGACCAAGACCAAAGTATTGGCTGAATACAGACTTCATTGTGAATCACCAGATGAAAGAAGAACACGACAAGAACGGATTAAAACTGCTAGAATGGAAGCAATGATATCCAAGAGAATGCAATGAAGTCATACACCAGAGGAAATGCCACAGTCACAGTGAACCAAGATATGCAAGACATGTTCATGGGGTTCTTGCATACTGTGGCACCCAATGCTGGAAAGATTATGGAAGAAGAGTTGGCCAGAATAGAGAAGGAAGCTGTCAGAGACTGGCCAAAGCGGAAACCACAAATCAGAACTGATGACCAGGGAAACATTGTCTTCTTCCGTAAAACATCCAAAGAATCTTGGAAGAAGTTCCAACGTGGAATGAAAGTGGATGCCAATGGGAACTTTGTCGTGTTTTTAAAGAATACAGCTCCATATAGCTATATGATAAAATATGGTATTGATTCAGAGAACTACCAGTCCAGAGACATTGTCCAACCGCAGGGAAGGAGAGTTGCCACAGAAACACTGGTCAAACCCCATCGAAAAACAGCAAATCGAGTTGTCAAAGCATTGGCAGATGACTTGATGAAGAGAGTGTGACCCATGGCAGAAGAGAAGAAGTCGATTCAAATCAGTTATAAAGCAAACTTACAAGACTTGATTGCTAAGCTGAAGACCATTCCCAACATCACAGACCAAGAAGCCAAGAAGATGGTTGCAGCCTTGGACCGGCAACTGAAGCAAGCTGAAAAGGCAGCCCAAAAGAGTGCTGAAGCATCCAAGAAGGCAGCCAAAGAAGCATCCAATGCTGCCAAAAGGGGTGCAGACAGTTTTGATGACTTGGCAGACAGTGCCAGAAGAGCTGAAGACAGAATGGAACGTGTTGCTGAATCCAGTGGTGACATTGACCGTGGGTTCAGTTCCATTGGTCTTGCATTGCGTGGTGTCAATCCCCAGTTGGCTGAAGCTGCTGATGGCCTTGCAGATGCTTTTGCAGTGACTGAAGGACTGACCATGTCATTTACTGCATTGAATCCAATTGTGTTGGCTGCAGCTGCTGCTGTGGGTGCTGTGACACTTGGCTACATGTCATATCAACAAGAAATTGAAGATGCACGACAATTGACATTGAGGCTACGAGATGCACAACAAGCATTGATTCAGACCCAACAAGAACAAGAAGCCAACTTGACAGATGCAGCAAGCAAGCTCAGAGATATGCGCAATGAATATGCACTTCTAACAGGTCAAATCACAGAATATGAATATAATTTGGAGAAGGCTGGAGAAGCTGCCAATGAATCATTCCGTGGAAACATAGAAGCAGCAGAACAAACCATTGAAAAGACCAAACTTCAGACAAAAGCAGTCAATGAACTGTTGTCTGCTTATGCAATGGGTGAACGTGCCATCTTGTCAGATGAAATGATTGAAGAGTTGAAATTGTTACAACTTCAGAATGATGCCATTGACAACAAAGTGGACTTGACAGGAAAGAATCTAAAAGCACAACAAGAACTGTATGAACTTTTGAACATCTTGACTGTACAACTGAACCAACAAACTCAAGAACGTGATGTCCTTTTGAAGATGCAGGAAGAAGCAGTTCAACTGGCAACAGACATGGTGACACTTGAAAAAGAGTTGTCTGATGCCAATGAAGAAGCAGCTGCAGCTGCCAAGAAGGTGACCAAGGCCAAAAAAGAGACTGTGGACACATCACATGAAGAAGAAGATGCACTGAGAAGATTGATTGAACTGGACATGGAACGGTTCCACAAACAACAAGATGCCACCAATGAACTGTCCAAGTTGTCTGAATCGACATTCTTGACCAAGTCAGAACAAGATGAACTAGCTTTTGAACGTGAGATGACCAGAATCAAAGAACTGGGTGAAACAGCCAAGAATGTGGAGATGGCCAACGCAATCATTGCTGAAGAGAATCTCAAGCGACAAAAGCAACTGAAGATGGACATCTTCAACACAGACATGGCCAATTCAAGTGCTTTGTCTGGTGCCTTCAGTGAATTCAGCAGTGCAGTTCTACAAGCTGCCATGGACAATGGAAGAGCCAACCAGAAGACCATCATGGGATTGTTCAGAATGAATCAAGCTGCAGCAGTTGGTGAAATTGCCTTCAACACTGCCAAGGCAGTCACAGAAGCTTTGGCATATCCACCAGTAGCCAGAGCAGCCATGATTGCCACAGCCATTGGAACTGGAGCAGCACAGACAGCAGTTGTCATGGCACAACAGCCACCACAAGCCACATTCCATATGGGTGGTATGGCACCAGATGAGATGCCAGCCAGAGTCCTGAGGGGTGAAGCAGTCTTGGACCGTGCCACAGTTCGCAGAATCGGTGGTGAAGAAGGTGTCAAACAGTTATCACAAGGTACAGCACCACAAGAACAAGTTGTGGTCATTCAACCATTCAAACACTTTGGAAGGTTCACCAAAGAAATCGGATACAGACAACCAAAACAATTCGGAATAAGGGCATATTGATATGGCAAACACAACACCAGACAAGATGCGTGGACTATTGGTTCCAACCATCAACATAACAAAAGATAACATTTGGCCAGAACAGTCCACATTCACACAACAGAATTCCAGAGCTGGTGTGGCCCTTCCAAGTCAGTCATACACTGGATTGTCTTTGGCAATGGCCGGTTCACAGTCTCAAGACATCACTGTTGAAACTGTCGAGGGTGGCACACCAGGTGAGAAGGCCAGTTTTGTCTTTTCTGGTTCTGATGATGTCAAGTGTTCACAGAATGCCAACAATGTCATCACAGATTGGAAGTATCTGAACTTCACCAATACCACAGCAAGCTATTCAGACTATGGAATCACAGCATCCAAAGATGGAACATTGTATTGGATCACAGAGTTGGTGAATTCTGGTGTGTACACAATCACAGTCAGAAGACAGAAACAGAATGGCAGCATTGAAACACTGGACACATTGTTGACCACCACATTGGCCAGTTCACCAGCCAACACAGCCAAACCATGCATTGCAGTCTTGAAAGATGGTTCAATCATTGTGACCTTCTTCAACTATACCAACATCGATGTGGTCAATCTGTTTGTGTGGAGAAGTTCAGATGGTGGTGACAGTTGGCAAGAGATATCCAGAAGGGCATTGGTGGACAACTATATTGATGTCAGTGCCAGTACCGGGAACCACTTGGACACTGCCAATCTGATTGTATCAGATGACATCATCACTTTGGTTGTTGGTATCCGTTCCAAGGTCACATCACTTGGTGACAATAAATTGGTCCAGTTTGTATCCAGAGACAGTGGAACAAGCTTTTATGCACTTGGCTTCTATGGTGAAGAATATGCATTCCCTGTTGGGGTTGCATTGCCCAATGGTCAACAGGGTTTTGCTTATCTCAGTGCCACAGATACACTGTCATTCATCAAGATACCCAATCCCGGTATTGCTGCAGCGACTACTTCATATACATCTGAATATGAAGTGGATGTCTCCAGTGGTGTTTTGACATTCTGCACAGCTTCTGGTGACACATTGGTGGATGGAACACTGGCTTGTTGGTACCAAGATGAAACCATCTTCATTGTTGTCCGAGATACAACTGGTGACTTGTATGGCTTCCAGTCCAAAGACCTTGGCTCCAGTTGGCAACAGACCAGTGAAGGGTTCACAAGTGGTGTAGCACAGACCATTGTGTTCCAAGGTGGTTCAGGTACAGACTTGAAAAACATCAAAGCAGCAGTGTGGGAAGGAAGAACATTCTTGGCAGTGAACACCACCAGTGGTTCAACTGGTCTCAGTCTTGGTGGATTGTATCTTGGTGGATGGTCTTCAGTTCAGCATCCAGAACGAGAACAGCAACCAGACAGAAATCAGTATTATGGTTTTGAATACAACTGGATTCATAATCAGACACCAGACACTTCATCCACATACAGCACAACTGGAGCCGGTTCACATGTCATCCAATCGGAGGGTCTGAGAATCCAAACAAGTGCTAATACAAGATATTACAGATATACACCAAGTGTGTATC